ATTTCTTGTATACTTAAACTCCTTATACCCACATTGGGTATACTGATAGCATCTTCCATACTATCTCCACTTACTTAATGCTTTTGCTTCTATTGTTTTTAATGTTTCTAAGTCGTCACTCTCATCTGGATGAGTATGATGTGTGACTTCTCTTAATGTCTTTAAGTATTCTAAAACATGCTCTCGGATTTCCATCAACTCATCAAAGCACCCTTGGTTGTGAGCACATGCTCTCAACTTATGGTTAGGTTCCAACACCGACTCTTGGAACAGAGTCAGTGCTCGATCATACTTAATAGCAGGGGTCTCTTCGCCTATCATAGTTTTGGCATTGGTGTTTCAACAGCAGGAGGATTCAAGGGTAACGCAGGACCTGTAAGATCAGGAATAGCATCTGAGATACCACCACCTATAGATGGTAGAACTGCATCCATAACCTTACTCTTGACACCATCAATGATAGCATCCTTTCTGATGAATACATATCCACCAAGACCAACTACACCAAGTGCTACTACACCTGAGAAGATAGCGATTCCGTTAATAATTTTTTGCATGATTTTACTTGTCGTTTGGAACAATTTTTACAGGAGCTGATTCGATCCTGATAGTTTGTGCGGGTGCAGTCTCTGATGCCTTAGCAATAAGAAACTCCATATCCTTTTTAGATATGTTGGCACTGCCAGGTTCAGCATCACCTTTCTTCTTTTTACCCCCAGTCTGGACGCCAAAAGTAGCTAAAGTTCCTGTGAACACTGAAGCTATAAAGGTCGGATCAATTTTTTCTCCTGCATCATAGCCAGGTATTTTAACATAATTTAGAGTTAAAATTCCTGCTGACCATACGAGAACGATCACTCTTATAAGTGTCGCTAAGTACATCAGTTGTTCTTCTTTGTCTTCCGCAGCTTCTTTAAGTTTACCTAGAGGACCTTTCGGTTTCTCTTTTACTTCTGCCATAGTATAAAGTTATTCTGTTTTATATATACACGTCTAACTTATAGAGTCTACAAAAACTTTACGATATCCTTTTACTCCTTCCCAATCCTCATTGATTGCTGCGTTGATGTATGGCATAAACTTACTGGTGTCATGCCCTGTCTCTTCTAGAGTTTTCATAGTAGATGATATAGAATAACCACCAAACACTGTCTCATATTTGCTTGCTGTCTTACTACTAAAGTTTGTCATATATGCCTTATCATATTGGAATAGCATATTGAATATACCAGATGCTTGATGGTATACTTTTCCATTCATTACAATGCTTTGACCACCCCACTTGGATATGTCTTTACTTTCTAATGAGTTTTGTGATGATGTGTATTTTGTTATCTCTCTTAAAGTAGATATTACTTGAACTGGTTTTGCTACAAATATAATTGTTTTTTCTATTGCTTCACACTTTATTACCTTATCAGTAAGATTCCACTCTGGTAATGTGTCTGCTCCGAATAATTTTGTTGTAGAGTAATCACTGATGTCTTCATAAAAAATAGTTGTTCCTGCTATAAGAGCGACAGGTAACCTCGTTCTTCTTACAATCTCATAGTGAAGTTGTGACTTCTTCACTGTAGATGGATAACCTAAGATAGTATGACCACCCTCTTCTGCCCATTGCTTACAAAAAGTTGATGCAGGAATTCCTATACAATGAACAGTTGCTTTAGTATCTGGAAATCCAATCCCAAATGTTTTTAGTGCTGCAACGGAGGTAGGAACTGATTGAACATCCTCCGCTTTTACAACAATATGTGGTGACCAATCCATGACACAAAATAGTTTTTAACTATTTATTACCTTGATATTCACGCGACCTGTATTACTACCTAAATCTCCTTCTACAAAGTAGTTGAATGCTAGAGAATACCTATCTTCATCAGAATTATTTTTTTCTGTAGAATGAACTAGATGAGAAGGGAATAATACGAGTAAATTATTATATGTCTCCTTTATAAAATGATTACAGTTCAATGCATTGTGCGTTACTGGTAAAGAATAACTTGTAGTTGTAGTATGAAATCCTATCTCACGATCAGTAGAAAATTTTATACCGCCACTCCTCTCAGGAACTTTTAAATAAAATACACCACTAAAGCATGAGTTACAGTGAACATGTTTTGGTGATGCGTCATTAGGTTTATGGACATTGATCCATGATCCTGTACATACAGGATTGCCTTGACTAGATCTTAAATATTCAAAGTAAAACTTATGCATGTGTTTGTCTATGTAATCTTTTAGATCACTAAACTTTTCTTCACTTAAAATATTTTTATTGACAGAGACGTTACCTGTGTCATCAGGGTATCTTTCATACTCTAATGACTCTAGGTAATCTTCATCTATATCATAATCTATTTCCGTTGCATAAAGCGGTGTCGGAAATAGAGGTATCAATTCATTGCTCATAAGGACTTTTTATGGTGTCACCTTTTCTAGGATATGCTGCGACTTCTGGGTCTGGATCTAACCACTTCACATACTCTCTGTCTTCAATACAACAATCTAGTTGTGCTTGACTGTCAAGATAATACATGTCATAGTATCTTTTTTGGATGTCGTTGAACTTCTGTATTCTAAAGTCAGGAGCACCATTCTCTTCTAGCAAACCTTTTTGCACAAAGCGATATGGGTAACGCTCTAGAATAACTTCTGTCTTAGCACGCATCGTCGTGGTTTCTGAGGTAGTCATAATTTAGGTCTTCTGGATTTTGTGGAACTATTAGTATTTTAGCACCGTCAGGTTTCTCTACAAGAACTACTGTGCCACTTTCTGCTTTGTCACAGTAGTAGTCTTTACGATCTTCAAACTCTTGTTGAGTTATCTCAATCATTGAATTACTTTCCACGTCTCTCCTTCACTGTATTTGGTTGGAAATTTAAAAGTACATCTTTTCTCATACATGTCGGTAGTAAGTTCATTGGTTTGACCTAACCATGTTACTGGTGCAGATCCAACTTCTTTATGAAACCTACAATCAAATGGTTTAGAGACAATTCCAACTCTGTCTAATCCTTTTGGTTTATAATTCCAAATATCATAGCACAAAGTTATTCTTTCGTCTTTACTCCCAGAATATACCCCACGTATATAGGAAGGATCATATGTTACAAACTTACCTTCCTCCTGTAGAGAAAAGTATACCTCACTTGGAGGGAACTCCAAGAGTTCATTGATGTGTTTACCATTCCTAGTATTAAATATTATAGTCGGATTAAGATCCATTGTCAAGTCTGTCATAGTAGAGCAGAGTGGGTAACTCATCCTACCGTCTTCTTCCTGTCTAATTTTTTCATCATGACTAGAACAAAATGGTATACCCCTATGGTAGGTGGATATACATTCAATCCACCATTCAAATCCTACCACACCTTTATAATTAGATGCTAGATAAAAATCAAATGAATCTTGTATGTACTTCTCTACTGTATTCTCTGGTTCATCATGAATGCCAATCCATTTATTTGTAGTAAAACCATTTGGTTTTAGTGGATAAAATTGTTTTACCTCATCACGAAGTTTAACAATTGATATATCATCAATTATACGTTTGTATGTAATCATCTAATTCTTACATCAGACAGTCTAGTAGTCCTTCTACGAGGTCTTTCTGTTCCTACTCTAGGAATTTCTTTTTCCTCTTTTGGTTCAACTAATTGTATCACATACTTCATGTCCTGTCCACCATAAGTATTTCCACAAACATATGTCTGGTTATCGCAACCACACACATGATGATCATACTCATGTTTAGAACTAATGGTCGTGTTGCATTTACTGCAAGTTACTGTTGTCATCTCGTTTCTCTATATCGACAAATAAAAACATCATAATATCATCTGAAAGATTATATCCTTCGTGGATATGATCCATAACATCATAAACTTGAGGTTCACCCTCTTTCCAAAAAACTTTTTTACCTTTCCATACCATGTAACATTCATTGGATGGTATGTATAGTGGTATCTGTACTCTCCTGTATTTTTTACCATAGACAGGAGGATCTCTATGTGGATTTAATTTTGTTCCTGCATCAAAAACAGATACTGTTGCAAAGATTACTTCTTCTTGATCTAGAATCTTCTGTGCTTTCTCATCACCAACAACTGATTTTCTTACACCACCTATTGCACCATTTCTATAGATTGCTTTTAGCCAGCAGAAATGTATATCCTTGTTAGAATAACCAACAGCAGTAGGTGCTCGTCGTAGGGGAAAATCTGTTCTTGATGCCCATTCATAAAGATAATCTACATCACTTCTCTTCATATTTTATTGTGGTTAATGTAGGGTTGTCCAGTTCTACCCATTCATGCCACTCCATGTAAAGATCATACGCTTCATCATACATCTTCTCAAGAAGCAAATGCTCGATCCTATCCTGCATCCAGTCTAGCAGGAAGTCGCATTGTTCTTTCATCTCAGGAGATGCGTTGTTCATGATAGTAATCCTTTTTCATATAGCGACCAAGAATGTTTGAGTTGTAGTAGTTCTCAGTCTCACTTAGTACGTTATTTAGAAAGAGTTGCTTTGTCTCTTCATAATTAACCCACCCTTTTGTAGTATGTAGTGATATTATCTCTCTTCTGAAACATTCATTTCCAAGAGATTTTCTATCGGAATTAAGTTCGTCACTAGATCCATAGTATTTTTTCCAGTCACTCTCACTGCGAACTTTCCTGCTCTTACCTCTAGGCTTTCTGAATTGGTAGAAGTATTTTCTACCGATGTATTTCTTGCCAGATTGTAAATTTGTAATCCTGTAGACAAAACCGAAGAAGTCGCCAATATCGTTAGAAGTAAAAGGTGTGTCTTTGTAGACCCATGGGTTTTCATATTCAGTCGGGATATCCGTCATCGTCTTCACCACTATACCATTGTTCACCATCGCTGTCAATATATGCATTTGGATCAGCGTAGACTTCTACTTTCAATTCTGTCAGGAGTTCCTCTAGTTGTGTAATTAATTCTTTTAACCGAGTTCTCTGCATAAAAAAATGCCCTTAACTACTATATGTAGCAAGGGCAACGTTTTACCTGTATAGGTGTTAAGACTTTACAGCAATTCCTCTATAAACTAGAGTTGCTTTCTCTGCCTTAGCGTCCTTGTTTGGACGATTGTTGGTGTCGTACTTAACACCTCTGTAAGTGACTTGTGCCATAATAGCATTCTCCTAAAGTAGTTGGGATTTTAGCCCCGTTCCTTCAGTCGGCATTTGCGTCCCCGTAGGGATGAACGAACCCGTTCCGTGTCGGCTTACTTGCGTCCCAATGCATCACACTCTTCTTCTACTTTGGTGGCAAAATAATCTATCAGATCTGACTTGTTGGGTTCGGGGAGATATTCATCTGCCCTGATCTCAGCAGCGAGTTCTGACCACTGTTCACACTTGATAGTCCAATGAACTGGTTCGTGTGATGCCAATAAAGATAGGTAAAAAAGTAATGGCATGGGATGAACGTACAGGTATGTTAGCATACCTACATATATTTAGCAAATTATTGTGTATCTTCCGTTACATTTTCTTCGTC